CTTTAAGTCCTACAAGAAAGTTAACGGTAGTAGGTGGAGCAAAAGGTCCACAATGAGTTGCATCTACAGCTTGATTTGCACCAAGACCAGCAGAAGCAACAATTAATAATTCATTGGCAGCACAAGCAACAGCAGGATCTGCATTCAATGAAGTACAAACAGCAGTTCTATTCATAACTTTATATTTTAAAGATTTTTAACATTTTGATTAACAACTTTTTCATAATTAGGACTATTAAGAATTAAAAGAAATTCTTTAATAGCATAATCAAAAAATTCTTTATTAAGATCTATTTCAGGAATTTGACCTGTATCTATATTAAATAATTTAGGTTTCTTAAGATAGTTTATTTCAACTAAAGTAGGAATAAAATCAGTATAATATATTAACATGTTTCCGTCAGATAGTTCTCCAATAGGATTTAAATGAAGATTCTTACGACCATAATAATCATCTAATGCAACCTGACATTCAAATGAAGGCATTAAAGAAATAGAAGAAATTCTTCCATTAGTTTGCTTAACACAATTAGTATTATATTGTTGTATTGATATAGCTACTTTACTATTATTAGAATAAAAGGAATTAACTTTATATCCAATAGGAAAGTCAATTTCAATTACTTTATTTCCATCTATATTATTAGATATAAATTTGCAATCTAAGTCACATAAATTTCTAAGTCTATCCAATAAAGTATCATATAAATAAAACATGCCTTTAGAAGTAGATATAGTCTTAATAACATCATCAAAACTTACTGACTTCTCAATAGTAGTTTTTCCTTCAATTGTATAATTAAAAAGTAAAGTAAGAGTATTTAATACAATATCCTTTTCAGTTACTGTAATCAATACTCTATACTTAACTTTAGTTTCAATATCGGAAATAGTAGTAGGACGTTTATAATTGCAAATTGCAGTTTGAACTTTAACACAATTTGAAGGAATCTTAGTAAATACTGAAGTTCTTAATTTATCACTAATTTGAGTTATTCTACTAACAGTTGTTTTAAGAATATTAAAATCAGTATATCTTTTTAGAGTAGCTTCAATATCTTTAGGACTTTGTCTATCAGGAAATTTAGAACCAACATATTCAAGTACAGTGTTATTTAACACCATATCTATAAACTTAGGGTTAATAGATTGTTTACGATTTGACGCTATATTTTGAATATTTTGCTCAATATAAACATGTGCTTCTTTAGCTGTACTTATCATCTGTTAATTATTTATATTCTTGAATTTAAGCCGTAATGTATTAATATATGCAGCATTTAATTCTGCACTAACATAACCAACAACATCATCTAAAGTGTTTCCTAAAGAAACAGTAGCGTCAGAACCATCTACATAAATTGTAGTATTAGGAAGTTTACGGATAAGTCCAGCCATTTCCCATTTCTTAATTTCAGCTTTAACTACAACATTCTTATCTACCATAAGAGCAAGGAATCTTTCAGGATTAGTAGTAGCAACTTCGAGAAGTTTTGCTTCTGGTTCTGAATCAGTGAGTTCCTTAAGATCTTGTAAAGAAGTAATGATATTGTCAGCTATAAGTAGATTTTCCATAACACTCTTAGCATCAGATTGAGCAGTAATACCATAGAATGCTTTAACAGCTTCTGTCTTCAACTTATTAATAGATTCTTTATTAGCAAGAAGAGTAGCTTCATCAATTAAATAAAAATCAATGTTTCTACTATTTCTCATAAGATCAACTGTATTAGCAACTTTACTAGATACTAAACAATATCTCCAAGCTAGATATTTAGGAATATCTATAGGATACATATATTTATATATACTTTCTTCTGGTACTTTTGTAGTAATATGTTCGAAAAGTTTCTTCTCAATTTCTTTAGGAGTTTTCTTTTCAGAATCCTTAGCAGATTTTAATCCAAGTTCATCAATAAGTGCATTAATATTATCTTTACGACGATAATCAGATACATCAAACACTAAAGAATTATCTAAATCATAACCTGTTTTAGGTACATCAATACCAAAATTATGCCAATATAGTTGTAGAGCATTTTGCCAATCAGTAGCATTAGATTTAGGACTTACCCCTAATATTTCAGGTAATAGAAGTTCCATTTCTTCTATACAAGATAACATTTTATTTACAGCAGTAACTCCAGTACCTAATGGTAGTGTATCTACAATAAGAGCAGTTGTATTCATTGCTTGAAAAGCAGTAGGTTCTACAACCCAATTTAATGTTGTTTTTCGTTTTAAAGTAATCATATTCTTTATTTGTTATAGATTAATGATCAAAGTCAATTATATACTAAAGTCCTAAGTCTAACCAGAAGCTAGTTGTAGGGTTATCCATATTGATACCTTGTGAAGTAATTACTTCATAAGAAGCCTCATCAACCTTAGTTGCAAGACGAATATCATTTACAAGACCCCATGCTTCAGGTAAAACAGTCATACCTTTATATACACCAATCTGATTTTCACGACCTTCTTCATAAACAAGTTTAATGTTTCTTTCACCATTATTTGTTTTAGAATGATCAATAAAAGCAGCAGTATATGAAATTAAAGGAAGACCTTTATACATACGACCATTTGCACGATCCATCTCTGCTCTAGTACCATGGTTAAATAACTTCACAGGTTTAAGTGTAAGTAAATGTCCACCAATAGTTTTATATTGATTAAAATACTTACCGTAACTTAGAAATTCACCATCAGTAGAAATAGATTCTTCACCCATCTTAACAAACATCTGTTTACCATATGCGTCAGACTGAATAGCAGCATTAAACTCACGTTCAAAACCAGTACCACAGTAAAGAACAATTTCAGCAGGAGTATCATCAATTCTGTTAGCATAAAGCTTAGTAACTAAATTATCCAGAATAGATAAAGTCAATTTGGAATAAGTATTATAGTTACCAACAGATTTAATAATATCTTTAAGACCAGCTCCACGAGGAATAGGTTCACCTGTTTTAGGATCTTTAAGATGGACAACACCATTCTTATCACGGTTATACTGAGAGAACCAAAGTTCTTCTTCAAGCATAAGTTTACGATCCATTTCAAAACCTTTCATCTCATAAGGTAGATACTGATTAGTAGTACCACCATCTTCAATATCAAATTCAATATTGCATAATTTAGAAACTACGTTACCAGTAATTTGCTGACTAAAACGATAATAACCAAATTGATTAGTTGCTTCAGCAAAGCTACTAGAATTACTTCTATTTCCATCAGATTTAGAAGCAGCAATTGAAGGAGCAGCACTTGACCAGAACTGACCAGAAGTAAAGTTACTTAAAGCTACCCATTGAGCAGCAATACCACCAGTAAGTTGCATACGATAAATATATGTACCTCTTGGAGTAATAACACCTTCAGACTGTAAACGAAGATTACATTCACCATCAGGTGTAGTTACACCATGTTGATAAATAAACCAGTTGTCTTTAAATTCTACTTCAATAGTAGCATAATCTTTACCTGGAGTGCTTGTAGTAGAAACCAATCTAACTACTTGTGAAATATGACGTCTACGAGTTGCAACAGCCCATTTATACTGTGAGTCACCACCGTTAATAGGTTTTTTAGTAGTTGTTGCATTAAGACCTTCAGTAAGGGTAAGTAATGGAAACATATCAGAATCTTTACCCCACATGTATGTAAGGTTCTTATTCAACTGTACAGCATCCATTAGACCAAAATTCAAAAGCATATTCGCAGAAGTATGCGTATCTTTTGAATAGACTACAGTTCCAATTTCTCTCATTTGATAATAATTTAATGTAAGTGTTTATTTAATAGGAATTATAACTTTTTTAGAACCGCTCTCAGAAGATTTACTTGAAGATTTCTCTCCAATCTTAATTCTACGAACATTATCAGCTTTATCCTTCAGCTTAGAGATAGTTATTAATGATGATAAATCTCCGCCAAGTAGATTACGAATATAAGTAGAAACTATTTCTTTCTTATCTGATACTCGTTTAAATTCATCTAGTTGTGCTTGAGTATAATATTCACCATTGATTTCTTTAACAGGATTATTAATATAATCAAATATTTGGCGTCTAGTATATGTTTTAGAAGTTCCTTTATCATCTTTGATTGTTATTCCGTCAATAGGAATTTTAAGATCTCCTATTTCACCTTTAGCTACAACCATATCATAAATAGAACCTGCTACATTTAATACTACTTCTTTGCCTTGTTCATTATATGCAACTCCAAAATACTGATTTTCTTGATCAATCTCAGCATTTCTTATAGCATTTATTCTATCATCTGCTGCTTTACTATCAGCAAGTTGTAAAGTTTCTAAATACTTTTTAGAATCTTCTGCATCAGATAGAAGAGTATTATCAGATTTAGAAAGATCAGCTAATCTCTTAGCACGATCAGCAGTATTACCTTTCTTAAGTTCAGCTTTATAAATAATATCATAAAGTTGTTCTGCATTATTAGCATCTAGAGTTATTTTAGAATAATCCACATGTGAAGCAAAACCATCTAAAGTACCATAAATCCTTTTATAATCTGCCATAGCAGCAAACTCAGGATTGGCCTCTAGATATTTTTGTAATACTATTTGTTGAGCTTCTTGATAACCTAATTTACGAATATCTGATTCACGTTGAGCAAGACTTTCAGGATCACTAGTATATACTTTAGGTTTACCTGTTTCATCAAGTACTTGAATACCACTAAGTGTAGATATTTTAGTAACTAAATCTACTTCAGGTTCTTCAAACTCTTTCAGTTGAGCAGCAGTATAAAGAATTGTACCATCTTCTTTAAGAACGTCACCTTGTTCATTAAGAGTATGAGTAACTTCTTTACCATCTATTTCAAGAATAATAGTGTTCTTACTAGTATCTTTATTAGCAGTTTCTAGAGCTAATCTTTCAGCTTCTAAACGTTCTGCTTCTAGTCTAGCTGTTTCAGCTTCTGCAAGATCTGAAAGTCTTTTTGCTTCAATTTGTTCAGGAGTAAGAGTAATTTCTACATTACCATCTTCTCCAACTGGAATAACAACTTTTGCCATTTTATTAAATTTAATTTACGTTAATATTTCGTTTATTTAAATCACTAGATATATCTTCATATTATACAGGTGATCTTATAGGATGATCCATAACTTACTTTTTAGATTGTTTAGCTTTAGCAGCTTGTCTATCTTTAACTATTTGATGACCTTGTTTAAGTTCAGCAAGAGCTTGTTTACGTTCATTAAGTACTTGAATAGCTCTAGCTTTTTGTGTATCGACTTGATCAATACCAGATATATTTTGAGCTTCTTGTTGATCTACATAACCATTACCATTTGTATCAACTTGAAGTTTAGCTTCATTAATACTAATATCTGTTTCAGATCTAAGTATTTCAATATCATAATCAGCTTCAATTTGATTATCTTGAATAGTAATCTCATGATCTCTCTGAGCTTTATTATCTTCTGCTTCAACTTGTTTTATCTGTAACATTGCACGTTCTTTAGCATCAGACATTTGTAATTCAAAATCTCTTTTTGCTTGAGCAGCTTTCTTAATAACTTCTTTAAGTTTTCCTATATTCTTATTTGTAACAGCTTCAGCAGCTACTTCATATTGATCATTCTGTCCCATACTAAATGCTATATCTTGTAGAGCTTTAGCCTGAGCATTAAGTTCAGATGAATTAGATACAAACAAACCTACATTAGCTCCAAGATGAGCAAGACCATCAACTTCTACATATACTACTTCACCTGTATTAGGATCAACATAAGAACCTTGTTTACCATCAACCCAAGCAGCTCTAGAATAATCTAGATTGGCCATATAATCTTTCTCTCTAAATGTATTAAACATTTCAAGACTCCATACAGTTCCTGTTATAGCTTGATTATAATCATATTCGCTAGTAGCTTTACCTTTGTATTGACCATTTTGTCCAAGTCTTGCACCATTCATATTTGCAAGTTCAAAGGCATCTTGTTTAATAGATTGTTTTACTTGATTAAGTACAGTAATATAATTAACAACAGAAGTCATAGCTACTTCTTTAAACATTTGCCAAGCATTAGGATTAGCTTGCATATTTAAATCATTAAATGGGAATAGAGAATCAACATCAGCTTGTTGAACTCTTTCCTCAACTTTCATTGTCTTACTATCAGCAAGAATAGATTCAGGTAATAGTAACCATGATTTAAACTTATTTAACCAACGTTCTTCAAGTAGTGTATAAATTTGATAAAGAATAAGATTAGGTTTAATTCTAAATGCTATAGGTTTCTTAGCATTATTTTTATGAATATAAGAACATCCATTATAAGGAGCTTTACATACACTTATATTTGTAACAAGTTCTCTTTGAAGATCTATAAGTTTTGGAGCAGTATATATTCTATGACTATCTAGACCAAATACATAACCTTCCATAATTTGATCTATCCATTTCCATTCAATAGATATATCACCATTAGCAGTATCTAATTCATATGTATCATCAACTTCCATTTCAGAAGGAACTCCTTGATTAGTCATATATTTAAGAATACCTACTTTAGTTTCTGTCTTAAAGAAATAATGATCAAATGTAGTTTGAAGTCCTCTCTTTGTAAACTTAATAGGAGTTCTAGGAGAATCTTTACCTTGAAATTGATCTCTATAATCCATAAATATTGTAGGTGAAATAAGTCCAACACCATTAGTAGAATCTTTACATATTCTATCTAGAAGTGCTTTTTGCTTTTCATCTATAATATTCATTTTAAAATATAACTTATCAATTATCTCTTGAAGAGTTAATGTAGATCTTCTAAGACCATAGTTATCATCTTCTACAAAATAGTTTCCACTATCTACTCTATAATATTCTAAGTTATCTACAATTTCAAGTTCAACATCATTACCAACTAATCTTCTATAAGTATATACTTCTTCACAAGCCCACCAATTAAAATAAGCATCTATATACTTACGTTTAGCTTCAACTTCAGCATTTAATAGTTCAAGTGCTCTTTGTTCTTTAGCAACATTTTCATCTTCCCAAGTATCAAGTTCTTTCTGAATAAATTCTTTAATATTAATATTAGATTGTTTATCAGGAGAAGTTAGAAGTTGCTTTAACTTAGCCATCATCTTTTCTACAACTTTTTCTCCAAGTTGATTGTTACGTTTAAATATAACATCAGGATCTAAAGAATACACTTGATAATTGTGATATGAATTTATAAACTCTCCCATATACTTCTCTTTAATAGGAGTAAGTATATCTACATCTCTTAACTTACCAAGACGTTCAGCTTCTAATTCTCTTTCAACATCAGTAGCTTCTCCAGCATTCATGTAAGTTTTCATTACATAAGCATAATCACTTTTATCCATAATGCCATTAGCAGCATTCATGAATGAGATTGTTTTAGATTTATCTGCTGAACTAACTGCAAGATCTATTACAAAGTTAGCCATTGGAATATACCAATTTTTATCTGTAGTTTTCTTAGCAGTACTAACACGTTGGTCAGGCATTATAGAACTTACATTAGCCATAGTTATCTTCGTTTAAGTCTCTCTCTAAGAGATTTTGTATTATTATCTTTACTTTCAACTTCTTCTTTACCAAGTATAAAATCTTTTTTAAATTCAAACATTGCTACAATAGCACTAGACACACGATCAAAGTTACCCTCAAGATTATACCTTTGCAATTCTAAACAAAAAGCAAGAGAATTCACTTGATTAATTCTATATATAGGAGTATTGTATTCAGTTTTACCAACTACTGTATATATAAAATCTCTAAGTTCTCTAAGACCTTCTATCTTAGTTTCAGCATCCCCTACTACAACTCCATAACCAACACTCATCTTATTCTTAATACTACGATCTGTAAATGATGTAGGATCAATCATAAGTTTATCTTGATAACCCCATACTTTAAAGTTAGATATAATTTCACCAGTACCTGCTTCAGGAAGAACACCACAGTTATAACGTAGTGCCATATGTAAAGCTATTTGGTCATTCTGAGCCATTGTATCTAAACGACCACAATATTCTGCAACTAATCTTCTACCCATATAAGGAGTATGACTATTAGTTCGCATCCAACATTGAATAGAATATAAAGAGTTTTTAATATCAACTTGATCTTTATCTTTATCTATTCTATAAGTATCAACTGTTATAAAATATAAATCCTTAGGGATAACTCCATCTATATGATATGGTGTATAGTGTTCTCTAACAATTCCATGAATATCTGTGTTAGCATTATGAGGTACATCTTCAATATAAGGATGCCATTTATCTTGACCAAATAGTTTACGAGTTATACAAGAAGTCTTATCTAGAAACTTAACTCCTGTTCCATCTGGTACATACCAACCATCAGTATAGAATTTATAAACAGGATCATCCATTAATGATTGAATATGATCATTAAGAATAGGAGAAGTAAATAGATTATCCTTAGTATCAATAAATGCTTCAGAAGGACTATTAGCACGTTGAGCACAATATATCACATAATCTTTAGGAGCTAGGTTTGCCTTTTGATCTATTTTATCCTTCTTATCCCATAACCAAGCATCAAACAGTAAACTATTACCATCATATATATAAGGCTCACAACACCAAATTTGAGGTATAAAAAAGCCACATGTTTTATGTCTTGCATTATAATTCCATACATTCTCAAAAGATACCATGTTATTACCTTCTGTATTATAAAATATAGAACTAAATGCAGTCCAGTTAGCATTCTTAGTACCAGCTGTACCATATATTCTACCTGTACCAATTTTAATAGCACCTGACTCTATATTAGATAATGTAACACCCCAAGCATTCTTAAGATTAGGAGATTTACCAGCTTCTTCAAAATCAATATCTATTGCTTTCTTACCAATAGCAGCAGACTCATTTCTACCTATTGCTACAGAAAGTATCTTAGATCTAAAACCATATTTCTTATTACCTTCTCTTTTACGTTTATAACCTAATTCAAGATTATCTAGAGATTCAGATAGAAAACCACGTTTCCAATATGTATTAGATTCATACCAATCTAAATTCTTTTTAGCCATATCAGCAGTAGCTTCAGCATCTGTAAGATATGATAATATATCAGCTGCAAGTACAACTGTAACAGCAGGATTAAGATTAACTCTATTAGCACTTTGATTACCTCTCTTATAACTAATTCCTTTACGACGTGCTTTAGCTAAACATGAGTTCTTCTTATTTCTAATTATAAACTCATCCATCTTAAAATACCAATAATCTGCATCCCAAAATCTAGGAAAACCAGGAACAGTATTTGTAGCTATCTGACCTTTTAAATCTAATTCAATTCTCTCTTGAGGAGAAGGAGTTCTTTCTATACGACCGTAATTAATATAGTTATAATGATCTCCAGTTATTCTTATATAATGTCTTAATTGATTTCTCTTAACTTCAGAGGTATTGGGATTGAAATATTCTTCTACATCAGTATGATATACTTTACATCTAGCTTGTATTCCTTTACGACGTCTACGTGTTTCTCTTTGCCAAAATTCATTGTATCCTGTAGTACCATCTTCATAAGGACAATACTTATCATTCTTAGTATAATAGTCAGATACTTGTGTAAATACAGAAGTATTCACAAACATGAAATTCATATTCATTAGTAAACCACCAGATTTACCAACTAGAAAATCATTATCAGGATCAATATAATTTATACCTAACTTTGGATTAAGTACATCTTTAGCAAATGGATATTTAGATTTATCTTCTAAAATATAATCTATGAAATTATTACTATAATCAGTAGGTAAAGCATCTGGTGTAGATGGAATACCATAATTCCAAGGATTAAGTTTAATATCTTTAATCCAATTTTTCGACTTCCCCAGTATCGCTATATTTTTCAATACCCGATCCGTCATAACTGTTTCCAATTTCTCCACCACCACGTCTTTCATCTATTGTTTTAGATTGTGCTTTAGCATATGCTTCTCTAAGTTCAAGAAGTTTTGTAATCTTTCCAGGAATAGTTCCAGATATATTTATAATACTATCTGTCATTTTTGTTATCTGAGTTACTCCATCTATGTCTGCTACTTTAGTTGCAAGAGATTCTAATAATTCTTTTACCTTAATCATCATCTTAGCATCTACACGAAATGCACTAACAGTAGCATCAATAAGATCTTCAATGATACCACCATTTAAATGTCTACAAGTTTCAGTTGCTTCAATAACAATTTTATCCGCAACATATTCTTTAGGTAATCCACTATTATGTTTAGCAAAAGCAATAGCTTCTGCATCTGAGAGTCCTTCTCTAATACAAAAGCTATCACGATTAACAAGAAAATCAATATATCTAAATTCACGTTTAGCTAACATCTTACCTTCCATTCTATCTCTAGTATAGACTTTAGCTATCTTAGGATACTTTAGAATCTCAGACAAATTTAGTTCTAGTTCTTCTCCATTAAGTTTCCAAAGATATATCATTTTTTATTTTATAATTAATCCTATAGTTAATCCTATAATTAATATTTTACCTATAACTAATTGTGTTTTGAGTCTTCTAGCAGTTTTGTCTTTAATAGTAACTTGTTCAAAACAATTAAGATAACTTTCATCTAAAGCTTCATTTTGTTTATTAAGTTGTTCTATCTGTTTTAATCTAGAAGTATCAATAGCTTGTAAAGTTTCTACTCTAAATTCACAATTAGTTAATAAAGCATGATCTCTTTCACCTTCAAGAAATACTTTAGCTATAGCTCTATTTTCAAGATGAGTATAACAAACAAGACTATCTCCCTTGTCTGATGTATATTTTACTTGCGATGTACTTACTAACGCTATCATTAGAAATGGTAGACAAAGCACCAATCTCTTTAATTCTAGTTTCATATTCAGTAATTGTTTTAGATTTAATTTTAAGTAATTCCTTATATCTATTGTCGTATAATACTATACGTTTTTGTAGAGAATCAACTATAGATTTAGATTTATCTATAGTAGCTTGTAGTTCTTTCTTATTATCTTTAAGAGATTTAATAGAAGCATTATTATCTATTTGCTTATTACCTGCAAATAATATAAACACTACTAATACAAGACCTAATCCAATAATCCAATAATGTTCTTTAGTTAGTTTCATAGTAGATCATTTTCTGTTATAAGTGTATAACTAAAAATACTATTACCCTCTCTAACACAAGTTTCAATTAGAGGAATAAAAGTATTATTATATTTTGCTATATGAGCATGTACTTGACAACCTGCTGAATATAAACCAATTTCTGGATTATCTCCATATGTTGAAGCACGATGCATATTAATTCCAAACATACCTGTTTCAATAGGAGATTGAAAATCTAAAATATTATCTAGATTACGATCTCTATAAACAGGAACAGGAGAAAATTGAACTAATGCTTTATGATCTCTACGACCTTTATGAAAACCATAAGACCACATTTTTCTATGTTGACCTGGAACAAGAATAGCACAACCATTAACATTAGCCGGACGTCTTAGTAAATTATCAGATGGGTCAGTAGTACCTTCAAATGTTTCAATATTCCATTTACCTTTAATAGTCTGATAAAATAATAAAAACATATCATTAAAATGTTCTGTATCAGGATTATTAGAACGTATACCCCAAATGTTAAGGTTACAGTTATAAATTCCGTTAGAATAGAATATAGAATAATCTTTAGATTTAGCTATATTTATAAGTTTATCTACTGTAAGTGTATTCATATTAAAAGAGTGTTTGTTTAATTCCACATTTTGCTATATTATCCATTAACATAGCTTCAACTTCAGATCTAAGATATGCTATAGGTAAAAACTTTACTTCTTCTTTTTCTTCTTCATGTGATATAACATCAGACTCAATAGTACGAATGTGACATAGTATGTTACCAAGACATTTAAAACCAAATGTTTCAACAAGATAATCATAAGTAGATAACTGCATTGTATAATGATTACCAATGCTATCAGCCAAATGTGATAAGGGAGTATAAAAATATTTGTCTTGATATATAAATTGATCCAGAAGAAGTTTCCCATTATTATCTTTATCATAATATCCAGATTCAAATCTAATTGGAGCCTTATTTGTTTTCCAATCAAGAATTATAAATTCATTACCTCTAACAAGTAATATATCTATAAGACCTGAAATTCTAAAACCAGAATCATATACACCTATTTCAGCATATATTTTAAAACCTTGATTTACAAAGTCAGCTATAATACCATATATAGTAGGATACTTTTGATCTATACCAGTCTTTTTAAAGAACTCTAATGATAGCCTACCATAATTATGACCTTTAATTATACTATCTATAGTATATATTTGGCCATTAATAAAACCATTAGCATTTAAAGTATAACCATTACAATTCTTAACATGAGTTTCTAGATAGTTATGTTTAGCAGTTCCTTTCTTACATGCTCTAATAGTTTCTTCATCCCATTCATATAATAACTGTTTAGCAGTCTTACCTGCATATTTAAGATATTTAGGATGTCTAGGATTATGACCTATACGTTCACAAGCTTTAGCTATTTCTACTTTAGATGCATCAAACTTTTCATGATATTTTCCTATAACAGTTGTAGTAGAAGTATAGATAGTATTTATATCATCAGTATATTTATGAGCTTCTTCATCAAAATATAATATACGACCTTTAGGAACAAGTCTTTGTTTTAATGTCAATGTATTTTGTATCATTAGCATGTTTCTTATAATTAGCACGTTCTATAAATGCTTCTTTACATTCGTTTAGTGCTACTTGTCTAATTTCGTTTATATTGTATTCATTAGGATCTCTATTATCTATAAGTCGATTAAGACTATTATAGTAATCTATAGTTGTAGCTTTAATAAAAAATACTCCAAGTTGATTTATAAATATTTCTCTATCTCCTCTACGCATAGCATTAATAATACTAGTTGTTTGAGATCTTTCAAATTTCTTTACAATATTTTCAGTATCTTTTTCAGTAAGATCAAAGTATTCAGATAACCAAGATTCATAACCTTTATAATATTTAGTACCCTCTTTAAGAATTAAAAGATCTTCATAAGAAGTTTTCATCCTATTAACAATCCTTTGTATAATTCTAGGATACAACATATTAGTTTACATTAAGAATTATAGTTTTAGTATTAGCATATCCTTCAAGATCTATAGGAGTTTCTTTTGTGAAAGTACACGCAATAGCTGACTCAGGAATTATCATATATGCTAATACAAGATATTCTTCAAATGCTTTTTTATCATTTATTTTCATATCTTTAGCAGCTTTCTCAGCAACTTTTCTACGATCATAAATATTATCATCTGGAAATATAGCTATAGCATCAAACTCAGCAGTGTTAGTAAGTATTACATCATCACCAACAATATATTCATCAGGATTAACATCTTTACCAATAGCGATAATCTTTCTACCTATAATACTTGGACCTTGACCTTCTTTAGGAGGTGTAGTAGCAACTACTCTAATTCCTTTATCAACAAAAGCATACTCAATGAGAATGAAGTTTCTCTTTAACTTTCCTATTAAACTTTGTTTCAACATAACTTATAGTTTTTAGTTTATAAATAATTGTAGATTTAAAGTAATAAATAGTTATAACAATTCCTAGTATTATAGTCACTAAAATATATGTTCTAAAACATACTTAAAACTATTGATATTGTCATAAAAAAAGACTAACTTCGTCTAAGAATGACTTTATAGGTTAAAATGATTTGAAGAATCTATTTAAAGTTGATTCTAAAGTTACTCTTAGGATAAGTATTGCTTGGAGTGCGCAGCACGTAATCAGGAAACTACAAATAAAAGTAATACAAAAAAATATAAATAAATCTAAAAGTAAATATAGAGTAATTTATGTAAATATAAATGCTTTTAGATCTAAAGATTATCTTAGAGTAATTTATGAATTTAATATTGATTTTTCTTCTAAAGATTATTATATATTAAATTGTACTTTTGATTGAGGTACATTTTATAACTGAGCATTTATAGTTGATTCTATAGATGCTTTTTTATGTTTTATTGATTTAAAATGTATAGTTACTTGTAATTGTAATTATAGAGTAATTAGTAACAAGAGCCTTTAGAAAGAATAATATGCTGTGCGTAATTAAGTCATAGAGATGTACCTGATAATGGACTTGGGAGTACTTATATAGAGACTTGTAAAGACCCCTACTATAATTTAAAGTACCCCGGGTATAGATAATAGAGAGATTAGAAGTAGAACTTGAATAGAGGTTATAGATAATAGAGAGATTAGATTAGAGATTACGTTAGAGGTGTTAATAGAGATTAGAGTAGAGGTTATAGTAGAACTTGAAAGTATGTTTATGAGTAAATGTACGGAGTATCTAATATATAATTCGACTTTATACTTTACAATTAAAGTACCCCCGTCATGTTTTTGGTTGTTGTTGTACTTCAACTAATCAAAGTGCTATTACTTTGATTAACAATTAATAATTAATCTAGAAATGAAACAGACAACGTGGAAACAGAACATGATTGGAGCAATTGTGTTTATTCTTATTCTTGTATTCATTATGATTATTGACAAGATAATCTAATATAATGAATAATCTTCTTACTTCTCTCATACTGCTATCCTAAGCAGACTATTGTAACATTTAATACCAATCATGCTAGCTCTTGTAGAGTTAGTATTAATACATTTATTATGAAATCTCCAGTTAGATTATCTATCACAGGTGAAGTTATTAGTTGTAAATTAGTTACTAAATCTGTTGAAGGTTTACCTAATGACAAGTTTTATGTAGTAACACTTCAGAAAGTTAATGGTGAAGTTAAATCATTCTACATTAGTACAGAACAACACAAAGGATTTGTATTTGATGCTATTCTGTTTACTGGTAATGTTATTACTGCTATTCTTGATGATTGTATTGCTGATCAAACACAATACAAAGATGAAGATGGTGATGTATGTGAACATGAAACAGATCATCTTGAAATGATCAATATTGTTAATACATCTAAAATTGTTATGAGTTCTGAAGGTATACCTGCTGAATTAATTCACGACATTATTTATGCTCGTGATGAACGTATTGCTGAATAGTATTTATTGTAATGGTAGGACTAATACTCTTGCCATTACATTTTTTTATATTTAATCCACTAATATTCCATTGGTAAAAACTAATCAACTTCCGTCATGTTTTTGGCTTGCCAGCAATGGTAGTGACCTAGTATAAACAATCTTAAATTTGTAATTATGAGATTACCTGAAAGAGCTTCTGTAACAGGAAGTATTGCTGCTATTAAGCAGTTGGACAATGCCGAGTATGAAGTATTACGTAGAGATACGTTTGCTTTAACTATTCAAGAGTTTAATGGTCATTTGGCTACAGTTTGGGTTAGTAAGAATCAGGTTTCTGAATATGAATTAGATGCTATCTTATTCATTGGAAACATTGTTTCTGTTGAACTTGCTAAAAATGTTGCTGATGAAACCTATTATCTTGATGCAGATGGTGAAAAGATTCCTCATGAAGAAACTTTTGACTCATTTGTTGGGATGATTGGTACAACTCCTGTATTGATGAACATGCTTGGAGTTCCTCAATTCATCATTGAGGATGTTGTTAAACAACGTGGGGAACGTGAAGCTTCTAAACCTAAGAAAGAAGGTAAATTTCATGCTCTTCGTGGTGTTATTGCTGATGATGCTAAGGAAGATCACATTAACAGTCTGCTTGAAAAGAGAGCTGGTACAAAGAATGTGGTTATCATTAGTACAATTGATGCTAAACTTAAATCTCTTGGTTATGTTGAGCCTAAAGCTCCAACCAAAGAGGTTAAAGAAACAGTAAAGTAATCAATTGATGATGCTTAAAGAATTGTAGGTAGATATAATAGTCTGCCTACAATTTCTTTTGATTGATACACTGAAATTCCATTGATAACTTCTAATACATTTAATCATAATGGCACAATTAACTCTAGTTTGTATAGTAGTATTAATATTACTACTTATTGTAGAAATGGGAGCATACTCAAGTCATAATTATGCTCTAGCAACTCTAGCAGATATTCTTAAACTTCCTTTACTATTAATATTTATAGTAGGAATTGTAGTGTGTTTAATATTTAATCTTTAAAACTTAAAACATGAGTAAGTATAAAATACATACATATTGTATATCAAGAGTAGGTCAATCTAAATTAGTATTACCTATAGGATCTAAAGTATTAACTATTGAAGGAGAAGAAGGACGAGTATGGATACATGTAGCTCTAAGTAATAATGCAAAACTTGAAACAAGATTGTTTGAATGTTTTAATATAACTGATGAACTAGATAGTATTAAAGGATTTATTGGAACAGTTGATATAGGTAGGAACTATAAGTTGATTTATGTATTTGATAGAGGAATAATAAAGGTGTAATAGGAGATACGGAAGTAGTTCTACGCTCTCCAATCCCACCTCATATCCTACCATCCAACTCATTCCCATCTATTCTTACAGTAATCCGTTTAATTCTAATTCTCATTCTAATCCTCTTTAACAATCTCTATATTAGTTCTAATATTAGAACTACTATTATCTCTCTCTAACATTATCTTCATAATCTACAAGTATAAGCATGACTATCACTATTAATGCTTGTATCAGAATTGGTTGATAATGTACTATTCCAACTGTTTATTAAGTAAATCAATTAATACCAATACTATAATTGCAGAAAGAATTATAAATAAATCTAAAATAAATCCCAATGAAAATTCAAAATCAAATTCAAGAGTCGTTAGTAGGTAAATCAATTGAACTAAATGCACAAGAGTTAATAGTTCTAGCTTCATTTATTGAAGAAATTAAATCTATAGGAGCTAAAACAGAATCAGAACATCCAGGAATTAAACAACCTATTTATTCAAGAGAAGAATATAATCATGCAAGAGAATTACTTGACAAAGTATGTATATTCTTCTTACCAATAGTAGATAGTGTACAAGGATTAGAAGAAGCAGCAAGAGCTTTATTTGAAGTTCCTAAAGAATTAAAAGAATATTCAGATAAATCATTTGATTAAATTATGTCAGAAGATAAAGACACATCCAAACTAAGATTATCTGTAGTTGATAATGGAAAGAAATCTCCAGAACCAATTATAGATAATCTTAAATCTGCTAAAGTACAAGCAATTAAACCTATTAAATGCTATATCTATCTATGCAGATTTAAAGAATGTCCTACAATACAATTCACTCAAATACGATTCGAAGTATTTGATGATGTATCTCTAGCGCTACCATTTTGTGAATCAATGTGTAGCGAATATGAAATTAGAAGTCATAAAGACAATAAGACTCTAGTTAAGTTTAAAGAAGCTCTAACAGAATTCTAATGAGACCTACTAAGACTTTAACAAATATCATTCTAATACTCATGTCAATTTCATTTGTAATATCTATTATATTAGTCATGATATTTTATATGTATAAATATAATGAGATGTTACAATATAAGAAAATTATACGTAAGAAAGAATGTAAAGAGTATATCCCTGTAGTAGTAAATGATCATGATGTATTACTTATTCGTGGTTATGATACTATTAAACTATCTTTAGAAAATCCTTGTGCTTTTCAAGAAGAATATGTTGTGTATGTAACACATTAAAATATGAGAGAACTAGTAGATTGAGATGTAGTGACTTTAGTTGGTTTAGGTTAGGTTTAAGATAATCTCTAGTTCTCTCTAATTATTTCAATTGAATCTATAAACAATCCAAAACTTATTATGAAAACAAATCTAAAATTATTCTTAGCTTATTTATTGGAAGTTAGTTACAGTTTACTTGAAGAAGATACTGATAAATTTAAAGCATTTATTGCTGAAGAAGATCTTGAAGTAGCTTATATGAAAGCTGTATCAGATAAATATATAGATGATACAAAATATAACGATATTCTAGAATGTGATGCTTTGTGTGCAATGGACACTGATCTTGTATCATGCTTTATTAATTGGTCTGAATCTACAGATGTTGATTGGTCTGCTGTTAATGTTAAATGGCAGGATTATATTAAATCTGGTATTACAACAACTTGTCAAATATAAGCTATGGAATCACTTATAGGTAGAAAATATATTCCTAATGATAATAGTTATCAAGTGAATATTACTACTGCTGGAAAATCTACTGGTATAAATATATGTAGACATTTAGCAGGAGTATATCGTAAATCTCCTAAAACATGTATTATAGTATCAGAACCTTTTGAGTGTAAAGTATTACAATCAGATGAATTACTTAAATCTATTACAATGATTTGTATAGATTATAATAATGAAACACATTGTACGGTATTTGATCCTAGACGTATAGAATAATATGTTCCTAGATGAAGAACTATATCTAATTGTTAAGAACAAGAAGATATTAACTCCTACAGATTTTGCTGATTTACTACAAGAAATGCAAGAAGCATGTCTTAAGAGATATACAGATAATATAGCTCCTGGTATGAGAAAACTAGAAGTTAAATCTAACATTGATCGTGTATTTAAATCATGGGATCTCGTTGCAGATAAACTTAAGAAAGAAGGATATTTGTTTGCTGATGAACTATCTAAATATAATTATAAAGTTCAGTTTATGAGTAATTCTAATCTTAAGAAAATCTATGATGAATTAACAATTTAACTCTCTGATATATTAAAATAAAGGCTTTACAGCTTGTTTATTTGGTATTGATAACTTATCTTTGATTGGTATTAAGGATTGAATAGCATAGGTTAAACCTATAACATAGGGATTGTGCTGTATGATTATGGGATTGGTCATACTGATACAATGAGCACTATATAATGATGCTAAAACATCTATTAAAATATATACTTCGCTATAATGAGTGCTTATGCTATTCTTTATATAACTAAAACTAAAACTAATAATGAGTAAAGGTACACCCATAACTAATTATAATTCTCTAAAACAACTTGTAGAAGATAAACGATCTGTTTATATCTCATGTGGTAACTCTGGTTATAGAGTTCCTGCTTCTACATTAATGTTTAGAATTTATTCAGATACTGCTAGATTAATTAATGATGGCAGAGTATATGAATGGATTAAAGAAAGTAATAGACCTAATAGACCCAATAAGCCTAGACCAAATAGACATTGGGGATATGTTCCTCCTATTGTAGTTGATAATAAACCTCAACCTGCATTACCAACACATGTAACTGAAGTAGACTTTATAGATATTAATAATGAAGACGAAT